CCTCCGCCCGGACGACAGCTACGACAAGCTCCAAGCCCTGTTCGGCCAACCGCCCCAAAAACCTAAGGACCCGAAGTACATGGAGATGCACCCATGACCGACGGAGGAACGAACCCGCCTCGGCCCATTCCACCCTCAAAGACGGGTGCATCACCAGGTACCAGGCTTTTTCCCACGGAGTTTAAGGGCCCGGCCGCGCCGGGCTCTTTTTCTTTTTTCGAATACAAGGACGAGGAGGATGATGATTTGGTCGAGGATACCTGCCCGCTGTTGTCGCCGCATGATGGCGCTCGTCAAAGCCAACTGGAGTCCGACATCGAGGCTTGCCAGAAGAAGGTCGGGGTCAAATCCTGTGCGCAATGCACCAACTGGCCCTACGGGAGGCTCGCCTCATGATCGCCATCTGGGCCACGGGTCCCCCGAACCCCCGGGCCGCCCGGCAGTTCGCCGACGCCAAGGAGCGCCGCACCATCGACGGCCGCGAGTACACGCGCCAGTCCGAGGTCCGGCCCGGCCAGGACCGGCTCCTCAACAACCTCGTCGAGATGCTGCAGCACGAAGGATGGGCCGACGTCCAGGTCCTCCAGGAGGGCGCATGACCGAAGATGATGACGATGAAGGGTTTTGCCCGAAGTGCGGCGCCCTCCTCGAATCCGAACACTGCTGGAAATGCGGGGGCGAAGGCGTCGACGGCCACGAATGCGGCGATGATACCTGTTGTTGCCTCCACCCCGAGGACAACATCACCTGCGACATCTGCGACGGAACCGGCCGGATAATCTACTGCCCGGTTTGCCACCCGAGGGATGAATAATGACGAGCCTCGAATCTAATTTCTGCGGGAAGTGTGGGACATTCCTCCGCAAGATAACATTCAAGAAACGGCTCTATGCCTATTGTCCGAAATGCCGGCCCAAGAAAGTGGATGGGCATGGACCTAAATCCTCGACCAATCGCAAGACCGGCCGGCCATGCCAGGACCGGGGCATCTGCAAGCCGGCCGAGTGCCGGGACGCGCTCGATTGCCAGGAGGGACGGAAGTGAGCGGCTCCCCCACCGCCCGCAGCCTCGAATACCTCAGGAGGCAGGGCTACATCGCCGGCGTCGTGGAGCGGTTCATCCAGGCGATCCACCAGCGCATCGATCTCTTCGGGTGCATCGACATCGTGGTCGTCCGCCCGCCCATCAAGGGCGTCCTCGGCGTCCAGGCCACCACGGCAGACAATGAAGCTGCACGCGCATCGAAGGCCGCCTCTCTGCCCGCCCTCCGGACCTGGCTCGAGGCCGGCAACGTCTTCGAGGTCCACGGCTGGGCTCTGAAAGGCGCGAGAGGGAAGAGGAAGACCTGGGCGCTCAACATCATCCCAATCTTCCTGCAGGACGGCGAGCTCGTCATTGGCGAGATCCAGGAAGGCGCGCTCTGATGCAGCCCTACCTCAGGCTCTTCTCGAACGAGAACTCCATCTGCCCGTTCTGCACAGACGAGAAGCACGCAGGCAAGCGCCGGCGTTTCACCCCGCGCCAGCTTAGGAAGCACTTTAACGATGCCCATTCCATCGACGGCAAATGGAAGCTTATGCTTGGAGAAGTCACGAGGGGAAAGAGGTCCTGGTACAGAAAGATATTCCGCGATTTCAGCATCGAGGGGCCCTGCGGCTGCGGCTGTGGGCAGGTCCTCCATTATCCACTCCACACTCACAATCACAAGCATGTTTGGGCGATGCCCGACCATCCCCCGCCGTACTACGCTTCCGGCCACCTCTCCCGCCTGCAGGAGGACAACAGCGGCCGCTTCCACAAGGGCCACACGCCCTGGACGGCCGGGAAGGCGGGCACAGGGCTCTGCAAGCCGAACTCCGGGACATGGGCGAAGAATCACCAGCCCTGGAACTCCAACGGTGGCACGATGAACGCCCAGGGCTACATCTACATCAGATCCACCGAGCGTCACAAGTGCGGAGCCGCCAAGTACATCAGCCGGGCCAGGACGATCGGGGCCGAGCTCGCCGGCCGGCCGCTCACGCCCGACGATGTGGTCCTCCACCTGGACGGCAACCCCGGCAACGACGATCCCGCCAACCTGAAGGTCGTGACCAGGTCCGAGTCCATCAATCTCAATCGCCACACGCTCCAGGCCGGCCGGCCCCGGAAATTGTTGAACGAGATAATCATGTTGGGCGAGCCGACGCCGGCGCCGGCCGTGCGCCGCGCCGTTAAGGTGGCGGTCGACCATGTGATGAAGGACAAGAAGGCCATTGAACGCTTGGCGAAAGTTATAAAACCAAAACCCCGCCCAGCTATGAAACAGGACATGAAGGCGGCTCCGCAGCCCGCCGTCCACGCGCCCGCGCTGGTGCCCGTCCACCTCACTAACTTCTCCCCGACCTGCCCCAACTGCGGGATGCTCCGGCTCGATCCCACGGTCCTCTGCCGGCACTGCGGCCCGGACGCTCGGCCGAGGAACCACAAGCCCCCGTCCCCGGCCCCGCAGCGCAAGGTCCGGCAGTGGCGCTCGGCTTCATCCAACCCGTTGGATGACGAATCCGATTGGGACCGCAAGGAGGTCCGACCGTGACGATGGACGCCGGCGCGATCAAGGTCTGCCCGAAATGCAGGGGAGCCTGGGCGGGCAATATCATGCGGTGCGTTTCCTGCGGAGCACCAATGCCGGATCCTGAACCGGAAGTCAAGAATGTCGACGAGTTCAAGATCGGAAAATTAAATTATCATCCGCACGAGAAGACCATCGACTGGCCCCAAGCCCGGGCCGACATCCTCGAGACGATCAAGCGCCTCGGCATCGAGAGCAAGATCTACATCAAGGAGAGCCTGAGAAATCTTTGAGGTCAAATGGTCGAGGTCCCCCCGATTCCACCAGACAAGCGCCCCGTCTTCTACCTCCCCAGGGGCGCCAACATTCCGAAGGAGTGGGTAATCCGCAGGAGCCTCTATTCCCAGATAGTCGTCTGGCCCTCGAGGAGTATTCCCGACAAGACCTACGAACTCCACATCGACCTCGACACAAGAAGGCTCGCTTGCACATGCCCAGGGTTCCATTATCGCGGCCGGTGCCAGCACATCAGGGCGCTCCTCTTCGCCACCTATAAGGGCCTGAAGAAGAAGGGCGTCCAGGATACGAGCATTGCATCCTATCGTGCGCTCAGCCCCGAGGATCTCAACCGGAGAGAACGCGCCGTCCTCGAGGCGCTCATGAAGGGCGGGCCAGCCACCGATCGCCAACTCGCTGAGCGGCTCCATTGGGGAATTAATTGCATCACACCGAGAAGGGGCGCCCTCCGCGACCAGGGCGCCGTCGCCGAGTTCGGCAAGATTGCCGGACCCGAAGGAAGGCCTGAGACCGTCTGGGTCGCAATCGATAGTCTCAGAGAAGAGGCATCGTGAGGTGAAAAATATGTCATTGGAAGATTTTGAAAGATTGTGGTGGATGTCTCTCGGCCCGACGGTCTGGTGCGAGAAGTATCAGCACCCGCTCCACCGGCTCTGTCCCGTTGTCCTCAACTACGAGGACCTGCCCGAGCCGTTCAAGACCGGCCAGCCCCATGAGGGGAAGACCGGCGACACCGTCAGGCTCACGCCCGAGACCTGCTACAACTGCAAGCTGATGATCCAGAACGGAGGAATTTGCGATCCGGTTTAGGGGCGGTGACGACATGGTGCAACTCATCATCACAAAAACGGAGCTGGACCAGATAATCCTCTGGGGCATCCATTATCAAAATATGGCCGCCAAGGTCAAGCTCCCGTTCGAGCCCGACGAAACCAGGCTCATCGAGAAACTGCGCAAGAAATACAATTCCATAATTGGAAAAGGGAAAGGTGTTTGATATGGGAAAGGAAAAGGAAAGGGGATACGAGATAGTGCAAGTTGCCATCAAGAGCATCGACTTGTTGCCGGTGTTCGCGATGCGGGACCTCGAGGGAGCCGACGTCGACGGCCTGGCGGAATCCATCAAGACCCAGGGGCTGATCAACCCGGTCCTGGTGCGGCCGAAGGGCACCGGCTGGGAGCTCATCTGCGGCCACCGCCGATACCTGGCGTTCTGCAAGCTGAAGGCCCCGACGATACCGGCGCATGTCATCGACGCCACCGACGAGCAGGCCTTCGTCCTGGCGTTGACCGAAAACATCGAGCGCCGGGACCCGACGCCCATGGAAGACGCCAGCGCCTTCAAGCGGGCCATGGACACGATGCACATGAAGCCCGAGGCCATCGCCAAGCAGGTGGGGAGATCTCCCAGCTGGGTCCTGCGGCGCGTGCAGCTGCTCGAGCTCGAGCCGCGCGTCCAGGAATGCATCCAGGACGGCACCGTCTCCGCCACCATGGCGGAGGAGGCGTTCTTGAAACTCAAGCACCAGGGCGACCAGCTTGAGCTGCTCAAGGACATCGAGGGAGGCATCCGCAACGGCCAGGTCCCCACGGCAAAAGCCACCGAGCGGGCCGCCAATGAGCTCGTCACGAGGCGCGCCAAGATCGAGGCCATTGCCAACGTCATCCAGAAGCTCGGCGCGGAATGCAAGTTCCCGAAATGCCCGAAGTGCGGCTCGCCACCGAGGCCCGACGGCTGGGACATGGACCTGAAGAAGAATAGGGTCCAGTGCTCGAAATGCTATCAGGCCTGGAACCTGGTGAAAGGCATCGTCAAGGACCGCGAGACCAACCTCGACGGCGGCTATTCCTCGAGGTCCACCTCCCCCGCCGGCGAGAACGTCGTCCACATAGAGAGCTCCGACCACCGCAGCAATATCTCCGTCCAGGAGTTCTTCGACTTCATCGCCGCCGCCATCACCAAGACCAAGAGCGCCACCGTCATCGAGACCCAGGACTCATGCGACGAGGTCAACATCACCATCACGGTGGACAAGAAGAAGCTGAAGCTCAAGATCCCCGAAGGCAACCTCTCCGTCGCAGAGGCTGAGCGGGGCAAGGAGATCGCCCACAAGACCGACATCAGCCTGCAGGTCATGGGCAACTGGGGCGGGGACAACAAAGAGGTCCTCGAGCACCGCGCATATCTGTGGGGCCTCGAGAAGGCCATCGACCCCAAGGCCAAGCCGGCTGAGATTGTCCGCCACGCGGTCGAACGCCTGGTCATCGACCACATCGCCCTGGCCAAGGGGCGGGTCCTCGAGACGAAAATGGACGACAATACCGTCTTCGAGGTCCTCGCCGTCCACCAGGACTACACCGCCATCCTGCAGGACACCACCCACAACGAGACACGCTTCTTCACGGAGCCGGAGCTCCGGGGCGTCGTCAAGGCATTCAAGAAGGCCGGAGGCAAGGCCGGCAAGAAGCCGGCCAGCAAGGGCAAAGCCTCCAAGGAGGACACCGAGGACCAGGAAGATGAAGAGGAAATCGAAGAGGAGGACTGAACATGGCCGCCTCTCAAACCGACCTCGAGGGCAAGCCGGTCGCCACCCCGGCGGCCGGCCCCTCGGGCGAGGGCCTGCTCCTCAGCGCCGACATCAAGGACATCGCCCACCACAGTAGGGGCGGGGGCACCCATGTCATCTCGCTCTTCGCCAACCTCCCCAACGATGACGAGGGCAAGCGCTACGGGACCATGAACCTCAACCTCAGCAATCTCAAGGAGGCCGGCATGGAGCACCTCGCCGAGGCCCTGGGCGTTGAGCAGCTCGCCGACAATACCCCCCTCCTCGTGAAGATATTCATCCCTCAAGGTGCGCTCCTCGAGCACTGGACCCAGAACCGGCCGGGGAAGGGAGACGAGGAGTGAACATGTCCCGCGGCAAAGTCATCAAGGGCCAGGTCCACGGCCTCCGCGCCGCCGCCTGCAGGCACGGCCGGGAATGGGTCCAGAATCCCGTCTCCCTCCAGTGGGTCCAGTCCTGCGTCCCTCCGGACCCCGAAGCATTAGCCCACGGCCGGTATGAGTCCATCTGCGACTGTCCGCCACCCAAGAACTACCTCCAACTCCTCCTGCGATTTCTGAGGCGATGATATGCCCCTCACCCCCAACGAAGAACTCGAAGACCAGTGGTCCTTATGGACGATCAACCACAACGGGGGCCCGCCCAGGTTCGCCTATTGCTCGTTCGAGACCCTTGCCCGCCTCCAATCCCAGAGCGTCATCCCCAATCCCAGCAATATCTACGGCGGCGTCACCCGGGTTGTAGCCTGCAATCCCGACGATATGGGCCCCATCTTCGGGCCCTTTCTCAAGCGAGGAGGAATCTACCTATCTGATACGGAAAAGGATAAGAAGGTAGAGCCCAAGAAGAAGGTGAAGCGGTACGGGTTCTGGCGGCGGGGCTAATGGCCGAACGTCTCACGCCGGAGAAGTCGGCCCAGCTCGACCGCATGATCGCGTCTGGCCGGTTCTCGGTCTCGCAGATGGTCAAAGCAACCGGGGCCACCTCGGACAATGTGAAGACGCGGCGGAAGCGGCGCCGCCGGCTCATGGGCCAGGGGGGACAACTTGTTGTCCCCTCCTCTTCTATAAGCATAGAAGGGGCTGAACTCGAAGACCCCGAGAGTCCCCGGGACGTCCCCCTCACCCCGGCCGGCGTCCGGGCCGAACTGCATCGGGGCCTCACGCGTCTCAAGGAGATGGAACGCACCCTCCAGGACGACGGCCCCCAGGCCATGCCCGCCATCACCGCCCTCCTCGGCGAGCAGCGCAAGACGATAGAGGCCATCCTCAAGGCCGAGGTGGTGTTCGCCAACATGCCCAGCGCCAGCGTCCAGGAGACGCCCCAGCAGCGGGCGGCCGAGATACGGGCATACTTCCAAGGCCTACTCGGTAAGCTCTCGCCGGCCGCCAAGGATGAACTTCTCAAGTTAATGACTGGAGAACAATGAGCAAAGGAGCGTAAAACATGGCAGAAACATCAGAGGAAACGGAATTGAAGATCGACCACGAGTTTCAGGATATGCTTTATCCATTGGAGTCGGATGAATTGATGGCACTTACGGAGAGCATCAAGAATGAGGGTTGCCGCGACCCGATTGTCGTTTGGAACGGGATCATAATAGATGGCCACAACAGATATAAAATCTGCAAGGCGAAGAACATACCTTTCAAGGTCATGAACAAGGACTTCAAGACGCGCGACGAAGCAACGGTCTGGATAATGGATAATCAGCTTGCGCGCCGGAACCTGACGCCGTTTCAAAGGACCGAGATAAATGTAAGGCGAAAGAGCATCTGGGAACGACGGGCGAAGGCGAACCTGGTGGTATCCACAGGGGGCGCACATCCCCGACCTTTGGCAAATTTGCCCAAGGTCGGACCCCCTCTAGATACTAGAATGGAAATCGCCAAGGCCTCAGGTGTGTCCGAGCGTCAGGTTTCCAAGGTCGAAAAGATACTGGAAAAGGGCAAACCCGATGATCTAGAATCGGTCCGAAAAGGCGAAATATCCATAGACGCCGCTTACAAAAAGGTCCATCCTAAACCCACCCTCAAACCCAGCAAGACAAAGACGAGCCTGATATGCCACGAAACCGACTGCCCGAACAGGAAATAGCATGACCGTCGCCGAGATTCTGGAAACCGAAGCCCGTATCCTCCGCGCCCGTGAAGACGTCGATTACCTCTGCAAGGTCATCGGGGCCAGGCCCCTGCCCGCCCACGCCCGGCGCATTTACGACATAATCAGGGCCAATCAGAAAACAGGTATCAGAATGGAAATACTTACCGCGCCTGGCATGATGAAGTCCACCGTCCTTGGCCTCTGCATGGTCCAGGACCTCCTGGGTCCCGACCCTCATGTCCTGTTCGCCACCAAGTCTCAAAAGATACTGAAACTGACGGGCGATTTCCTCAGAAATGCAATAGAGAAAATCTACGGTCTGGAAAGTATCCACGAATCCCTCAAGAACTTCAAGGGTTTCAAGGACAGCTCGGAGATCTTCTGCGTGCCCGGCTGGGACCCCGCATCCAGGAACGCGAGCTGGGTCGGCGCCACGCCCGGCACCGACATAGAAGGAATCAGGGCCAACCATGGCTACATTGACGACCTCATCGACCAGGAGTCCACGACATCGGAGGTCATCCGGGACGACGCAAAGCAGTGGTACGGGCTCACCTTCGTCGGCCGGCTCGACAAAGGGGCCCCTGTCTCAGTGGTTGGGAGCCTCTGGCACCCGGAAGACTTCCACATGGCGCTCATCGCCCAGGGCTGGATCGCGCACCTCTTCCCCTTCGCCCGCCAGGAAAGGCCCGAGGGTTTCAAGGAATATCACAAAGCCATCTGGCATGGTGAGGAATACGATATTCTCTGGAGCGAGAACTACGCCGGCGTCGACCTCAAGGAGTTCATCCTCGACCATGACGGCGAGATCTCATACCAGCTCCGGTTCCAGCTCAACCCCTGGGTCCTGAAGGATGCGCGTTTCAAGGCCCATTGGTTCCGAGACTACCAGACGCCGCTCGATCCTGGTGTCCTCGCCCGCCTCAAAATCCATATCGCCGTCGACCCCGCCCTGGGCAAGAGCGACATCGGCAGCGAAGCGTCGATCACGGTCCTCGGCCTCGACGAGAGCACTCATCTTGAATACGTGCTTGAGAACATCGCCGGCCATTGGGACCCTGTGGAGCGCAACAAGCAGATCAAGGCCTCGTTCGAACGATGGCGTCCGCGCAAGATATACATTGAAGCGGTCGGGATGCAGGAGGAGATCGTCACGGAGCTCAGGCATCAGTACAACCTCCCAGCATTTGGCCTCAGCACCGAGGGCAAGGACAAGATCGCCAGAATCGATACGCTCTGCGTCCCAATCGAGCGGGGCCAGATCATCTTCCACCTGAGCCAGCAGGAACTCATCCACCAACTGCTCAACTTCCCCAAGGGCCGGCTCCTGGACCGCGCCGACAGTTTAGAGATCGCCCACCGCTCGTTCGGTCATACCAGGACGCTCCGGAGGTGCATGTAGTGGCGCATATCGTCCTCCCAGATGACCTCATCGATAAACTGCGCCCCCTCTACGAGAATGATTGGGAGAAGGAACAGCGCGAAGAGAAGAAGAAGATGCTGAGCGCCAATGAGGTTATGATGAGGGTGGCCACCCAGGCCTACGAGCAGCATAAAAAGAAGCGTCCTTTATAGTTATAGATGAAAATTCTTGAGCACTTCTTGAGTTGTTCTTGAGTGATTCTTGATATTCCCACAACTTCTTATTATATTGAAAACCATATATTAATCGCTCGTGGCAGCGGAATCAGCCGGGGCAGGGTCACCGATAATCAAGGCCCCAGGCAATTCCGCCAGGGCGAATCGGTCCGGCCGCCCACCCACGCCTTCTTCTCGAATACGCCGGACCACCTTGAAATTCAATAGCGGCCGAAGTCGTCGTTTCTTCCCCAACCAGGAAGAGAGCGCTTCCCGGGAAAGGCCCCAGAAATGGGGCAGCCCTTTCGAGCAGAACATCACGCAGGAAGACATCCGTTATCTCATCCGCCGCGACGAGCTCGCCTACCGCACATTGATGAGGTGGACCGGCGCCGTGTTCAACCGATGGCTCAGTTACACATCCGACAACATCGAACGCCAGAAAAAGGTTGAGGAAATCTACGCCGATCTAAATGTCAAGGGCATTTTCAAGCGCGCCTATATGCTATCGAAAGCAGACGGGTTCGGGCTCATTGCCCTCGGCTGGATCGAGCCGAACCCCGACGCCACCAAGGAGCCCACCACCGTCTCAGGCATCGACTACCTCCACGCGATACCGTCCACGGCCGTCTCCCTCATCCACGAGGACCTCGACCCGCTCTCCGATAGTTACGGCGAGATCACTGCCTACACCATCAAGCAACCCGTCGGCAGCAAGGACCAGACCAGCATGGGCCAGCCGACAGAAAAGATTTTCCCGGCCTCAAGGTTCCTCCACTGGCGCAACGACTTCATCGACGACGATCCAAAAGGCATCTCGATATTCGAGACGCTCTATGACAAGTTCACCGTCAAGAAAAACATGGACTACGCAATCGGCGAGGTCATGATTTCCACGGCCAAGCCCTTCCCCGTTCTCACGCTCCCCGACGATGCCGACGACGATGAAATGGACGCCGCAGATGGAGAACTCGACAACATCGACATTAAATCACATTTCATCATGCCAACCGGATATGATCTCAAGTTCGAGGGCCCCACCAATGTCCTCAACCCCAAGCCCTACACGGATTACATGCTCCAGACCCTTGCGGCCGGCAGCCTCGGCAGCAAGGTCGCTCTCCTGGGCGCAGAAGCGGGCGCCCTCACCGGAAGCCAGGTGAACATCGGCGAGTGGTATGTGTCGGTCGCCGACGAGCAGAAGAATGTCGTCGAACCCATGCTCCGGGAGTTCAACAAGCGCCTCGAGGACATGAAAATCATCCCGCCCGGGAAGGACAAGTTCGAATGGGCCGCGCTCTACGAAATGGACGACAAGGAAAAGGGTCTCATCGAGGCCTCCAAGGCACAGGCTCTCGCCTCGATCGCCTCCACGATCTCGTTGATGCAGACCGCCGGGTGGCGGCTCTTCAACATCGAGGAGCATCTCTACTGGGTCAAGGGCGACATCGTCATCAAGTTCAAGGCGGGCGCAGACCTCCTCGAGGCCGCACCGGATGTCAAAGCCCCCGTCGAGGTCAAGCCGCCGGCGGCGCCGGCCGCAGCGCCTCCAGTTCCAGGAGCCCCGCCGTTTGCGCCAGGCGCCCCGCCCGGGGCCCCGCCCGCCCCAACGGGCCCGCCCCAGCCTCCGGGCCGGCAGCAGGCCCAGGAACCGCCCAAGGCCGCGATCTCCCAGAAGCCCATAGAGAACCGCCGGCCGCTCCTCAACGACGCCGTCCACGCCCAGCTCTACGGCGAGTGGTACGAGAAGACCGAGGCCCTGGAAAGCGCCTTCGGCGACGCCTGGCGCAACTTGACCACGGTCCTCGAGGCGCAGATCCTCGCCGACCTCAAGAAGGCCTGGGAGAAGCACGCCGGGCCCGTTGGCCACACACCGCCGGCCGGCAAGGCCTCCGCCCCGGGCGCGAACGCCAACACAGCCATCCCCGACTTCGCCGCCGTCCTGCAGGAAATGGGGAGCTGGAAGCCGTCCGGCTGGACCTCGTTCCAGAAGGCCTTCGACGCCTTCGTTCGGTCGGCCTATGATTCCGGCGCGGAATCCACCGCGCAGAACATCGGGGAGCAGTTCGACATCAGCAAGCTCCGCGACACGAACACCATCAAGCTCATCCAGGCGTCGAGCGAGACCCTGGGCAAGAACACCTACCTCGACACCCACAAGGACGCCATGATGGAGATCGCCGAGGGCCTCAAGAACGGCGAATCCTACGCCCAGATAAACGACCGCATCGCCAAGAAGTTCACCGAGTTCGGCGACGGCATCCCCGCCACGGTCCAGAAGGTCGTCCACGAGGCCGCGAGCCAGGCCCGCTGGGACACGATGAAGGAGCTCGGCGTGGACAAGGGCGTCTTCACCACCGCCCGGGATGACCGGGTCAGGCCCGAGCACGCCGCCATGGAGGGCATGGTCGTGACCCGGGACGAGGCGATGCCGTACCTCAGCGACTACGGCTGCCGGTGCACCATCGTCCCGCTCTCCATCTATGATCAGTGGGTCGCAGAAGCCCAGGCCAGCGGAGGTGGCGAATAATGCCATACGATAATTATCATGTCGTCATTGTCCGACCCGAGAGCGCATTCGAGAAAGATAGCATCCGGAGGAAGCTTCTCCCGAAATCGAAGGGTGGGAAAGGCGGCGTCATCATTAATCTCGGCCGCCCCCGGGGCAAAGACACCATGGAGGCGCATTCCTACTGGTTCCCCAGGCAGCTCTATACAATCGCGGAAGTCAAGGCCTGGCTCAAGGAATATGGTGTCGAGGATTATCAAAAGATCGAGCCAGCCTCTGGAAAGGATTCCCTCCCTTCAATCGACGATTTGAGCCTGAATGCCTTGGATTTCGAGACTCGTAATGTCTGCATAAATGCCAAATTGAACGATGTCGAGGCCGTCGACGAGGGCGACCGGGTCCGGTTCCCCAAGGTGCCCATCGCCGCCGAGGGCATCTTCACCACGCCCGACGGCAAGAGCAAGGGCTTCCGGAGTGCCGACGAGGTCCGCAAGATGGTCCCGTTCTGCAACGGCTTGCGCGTCGTCGTCAACCATCCGGACCCGACCACAGTCGGCGTGACCGCCGCCAATCTCGCCGATGAGAATTTCCCGGTCATCGGCTATACCGAGAACGCCTTCGGCGACGAGAAGGCCGGCCTTGCCAGGGCCAATGCCGACATCGTAGTCCTCAAGCAGGACCGCGCCGGCAACGACCAGACCCGCCTCATCGAGCAGATGAAGAACGGCCAGCTCAAGTGCCTCTCCATCGGCTACTTCTACGCTCACCAGGACCAGGTCGGCGAAGCGCTGGGCGAGAACTACGACCACCTCGAGCTCGATGTGAACCCCTACCACCTCGCGCTCCTGGACGGTTTCGAGCCCCAGTGCGCCCCCCCGATTTGCGGCATCGGATGCAATACGAAAGACAAGGTCGGCTGCAACTGCGCCGGCTGCTCTCATTCTCATCCAACTCAAGAGGAGGTTACAGATTTGGGAAACGACGACAAGAAGACACCGGAATCCAACGCCCCCTCTGTCAAGGAGATGAACCTCGCCACCATCGCCGGCCTCAACGCTGAGGTCAAGGCCCTGGTGGACGCCAAGGCCGCCGCCGAGAAGAAGGTGACGGACCTGGAGACCGCCGCCCTGGCCCTCAACAAGAAGGTCAAGGACGGCGACGAGGCCATCGCCAAGATAGAGAAGATGAAGGCCGAGGAACGGCAGGCGAAGCTCGCCAGGCTCAAGGAGTCCTACGGGGAGGAGACCTTCAAGGCCATCTTCCCCGAGGACCAGCTCGCCGGCGTCAGCGATGCGGAGATCGACCGCTCACTGGCGCTGGTGGACACCCTGGGCTCGGAGGACGCAGCGCCCGCCGACGCCCCCGCCCCGCCCATGGCCCACAGCTCGAAAGAGTTGAAGGTCCCGGCCGGAAAGACCGCACCCGCCCCCGGCGCCAACGCCGAGGACGACATCCCCGCGACGCAGAAGCTCTACAAGCCCCTGAGCTTCAAGCCGATCACGGCGGACAGCCCCCATCAGTAGAGGGGCACAACGGAGACCAGAACGTCATGGCACAAAAGACTTCGATAGTTGTCCCCACCACCGCCATCCGGTGCGGGGCCAACCTCATAGTCGCGGAGTTCGTCGCGGCAGGCGCCATCACACCGGGCAACCTGGTGAAGTACGGCGCCGGCGTGGAGCGCGTCATCGTGACCGCTTCCGGTGATACCCTCTGCATAGGCGTTGCAGACCTCAACTACAGCGCCCTTGCAGTCGGCTCGCCCGAAACGACCGCCTTCGCGAGCGGGGACCGGGTCCCCGTGATCATGGATGGGCTCGTCTGCGTCAAGGCAGACGCCGCCATCACGGCGGGAACGCGTGTGTCCGTGGGCACGACCACGGTGTACTACGTCCTGACGGAAGCCGCCTCGTTTGCCGGCATCCAGGCGGGCGTGGGCAGGTGCCTGACAACGGCAGGCGCTTCGGGCGACAAGGTCGTCGTCAGGTTGTGGTGAGACCATGAAAGACATACGCCATGTGTTCTCGGACCGCGCCATCCGGAGCGGTCTCAACAGCATCATGACCCAGGACGACATCCGCGCCCTCAAGCAGGACATCACCGAGACGGTTCTCCCGAACCTTCGCGGCAGAGAGTTCCTGCCCATCCTGACCGTCGAGAAGAGCGCGGAGTTCTTCGGGTTCTGGCTGGAGACCCAGATGCAGGACGCCATCATCGGCGGACGGCGCACGAGCGCCCTCACCAAGGACGAGCTGAAGGAGACCCTCCAGACCCTGGTGCCCATCCCGATGTTGCGGCGCCCCTTCGAGATATACACCACGGACCTCTTCGCAAAGTCCAACGCCAAGGAGCGGAGCGCCAAGAGCGCCGCCAGGCAGGTCAGCGAGGGTGAGAACGACCTCATCTACAACGGCGCGACCTACCCGGTCGTCAACGGACTTCTGGGCGCAGCGGGCAACAGCCAAGCCGCGTCGTCCGTGTGGTCCGCAGTTCCGGGCACCGCGATACCCTACGAGGACTCCAACAACCTCATCGCCCTCAACGAGGCGGACGGATTCATGGGGCCATACATCATGGCCGTGGACCCGATAAACCTCGGCGAGATGAGGAAGCGCGAAGTCGTCGCGGGCGGCAGCGCACGGAGCCAGCTCGAACTCATCCTCGCAGGCCTTCCGATCCAGAAGGTCATCGGGGACCCGAGCATGACCCATGGGACTCCCATCATCATGCAACCGGGCGACCAGAACTCCTGCCTCGTCGTCGCGGAGGACATCACGGTCGAGTTCTTCGACATGAACATCGACCACTGGATACAGGGCCAGGTCTACGAGCGCGTGGCCCCGGCAGTGTTCCAGGCGAACTCCGTCGGCAAGATCACGGGCGCGTAGGAGGACAAGACACCACCATCCGGAGAGGGCCAATCACCCTCTCCTCTTTCACAGTCCGAAGGGACAGAGGGAGGTCAATGCAGGAGGAAAAGAAAAACATACAGGCGGAGAAGAACCCGCTCAGGGTGCGTCTCATCGACGAGGCGAAAGAGTTCCAGGCGACCTACAAGGACGGCAAGGGAAACACGGTGAACCTGCGGTTCAACCGGGATGCAATGGAAAATA